CATATCAGTATCGACAATTGCACGCCGAAAACGCGACGATGACACATTTGCCGACACCTTAAAGGCTGGGAAGCAAGCGGGCATATCGGCTGTTACTAATTCGCTGTTTGAATCCGCAACGGCTGACAAGCCCAACACATCAGCGCAGATATTCTACCTGAAGAACCGAGGCGGTTGGCGGGATAGAACCGAAGTGGACGCTAACGTGAGCGGCGGCATCGAAGTCACGCATGATATCGATAGCGCCTTACAGGCTTTAAAGGATGCGGGCGTTGACCCGTCCAGTTTGTAGGCGCTCCGATACGTGATAGGACGGATCTCTAATAGAATCAATGACTTACGGCGTCGCGGGGTGCCTCACGGGGTGTTAGGCTGTCAGGTTTTGCAGTTTTGAACCCGCTTCGCAAATCTGGGACTCCCGCCTGGGTGGGTACACCCCCATATATATCGTTACATATAGGGCGCAAATAATGGCAAAAGCGTCTGAAAGAAAGACTTCAAAAAAACCGGCTTCAAAGCTCACCGCCTCGCAAAAAAATAAGGCGGAAAAAATAGCGGAAGCCATTCGTATAGTAAAAGTTCACAAAGCGCAAAACCGTCTAGCTTATTTCCGGCCCTATGAGTGGCAAGAAGAATTTTACAAGGCTGGCAAGACCAATAAGCAGAGAATGCTTATGGCTGCAAACCGCGTCGGCAAAACGGCCTCTCAAGCAGCAGAGGTTGCATACCATTTAACAGGCTTATATCCAGATTGGTGGGAGGGGATCAGGTTCACCCGTCCTACTAAGATTTGGTGTCTGGGTGTTTCTGGTGAGCAGCTTCGCGATGTAATTGTGAAGGAGTTAATCGGCACCTACCTTGGTGAAGGTAAGTTTGATGGTTCTGGTCTTATACCGCAAAGGCTTATCTATCAGGTCACACCGGCTATGGGTACGCCAAGGCTCCCAAGAGATGTGGCTGTGCGGTATGCCACTGGTAACACTTCGACTGTAAGTTTCAAGTCCTACACTCAGGGTCAGCATGTATTGATGGGATCGAGTCAGGACTATATCTGGATCGACGAGGAACCAACCGACACCGCAATATACCCACAATGTCTTACGCGAACAGCGACAGGTAACGACGGGAAGGGTGGTTACCTCGTCGGTACTTTAACTCCTGAGAACGGAATGACTGAACTGGTTAGCCAGTTTATGGATCACCCGGTCCAGGGGCAGTACCTAAAGAATGTGACATGGGAGGATGCACCGCATCTGGATAAGGATGTGCGTAAGCAGTTATTGGCTGCCATTCCTGAGTACCAGAGGGATATGCGGAGTAAAGGTATTCCGGTCTTGGGTGAGGGCATGGTGTTCCCCATAGCCGAAGAGGTTATCCAGTGTGAGCCGTTTGAGATACCCGCACACTATAAGAAGTTGGCGGCGGTAGACTTTGGAATAACGCACCCCACCACTTGTGTCTGGACGGCTTATAACCCAGATAACGACACTATTTACGTGTATGACGCCTATAAGAAGGAGGGCGAGATACCCGCAGTACACGCCACGGTGATAAAGAGTCGCGGCAAGGACATCCCTGTTATCTATCCACACGATGGTGATAACACAGAGAAGGGCAGCGGTCGCACGCTGGCAGAGATGTATTTAGAGGCGGGGGTCTTGATGATCGGACGGTTCACAAACGCTGACGGCACTAACTACGTTGAGCCGGGATTGATGGAGATGTTAGAGAGATTCAGAACTGGGCGCTTACAGGTGTTCAACAATTTGGCTCCTTGGTTTGAGGAGTTTCGGCGGTATCACCGGAAAAAAGGAAAGATACATAAAGAGCATGACGATTTAATAGACGCTACTCGTTATGCAGCAATTTCAGTGACTCGCTTTGGGCAGAATAAAGCCGAGCGTGAGCAAATGACAACAGGTCGAGGTAACCATACCAGTTATGAATATAACTACTGATATCGATGAGAGAGAGCTAATTGCTACTCTTGAGAACAGCATTAGTGCCGCAGACTCATACGCTGAAAGCGAGATAGGTGAGCAGCGGGATAGAGGATACAGATACTACTACGGTAAGCCGATGGGGAACGAGAGACCCGGTCGTTCACAGCATGTGTCTATGGACGTTTTTGACGCAGTGGAAAGCGTAAAAGCGATGTTGATGGAGACGTTCACCGCTGACCGCAACGTGTGCCGCTTTGATCCGCAAACCTCAGAGGACTTTGTGCCAGCGAAGATGGCAACTGCACTGACTAACTTTATTTTCTACAGAGAGAACAAAGGTAGCAAGATTCTGCACGATGTTATTCACGATGCGCTCGTTGCAAAGACCGGTATTGTAAAAAGGTATTACAAAAACTATTACGAGTATGAGGAAGAGACGTTTGAGGGTTTGGATGAGGCTAGTTTTTCTATGCTCGCGTCCGACCCGGCTGTCACGATTATGGAGATTGCGGAAGAGGCTGTTATGGCTCAAGTGCAAGACCCACAAACCGGACAGCCTATTGCTATTCAACAGATCATGTACAGCGGTGAGATTGCGCGGAAGATTGACAAGTCAAAGGTGTGTGTTGAGTCGATACCGCCTGAAGACTTTTTAATCACACCGCGTGCCACCGGTGAGGATGATGCTGACTTTTGCTCACACCGCACAAGCCGCACACGCGGTGAGTTGTTAAGTGAAGGGTATGACCCTGAGCTGGTTGATAAGTTAAGCGAAGACAATTTAAACGATGAGGGCAGAATAGCCCGTGATTCGGTTGATGAGTTCGGAAGCGAAGACGGTTACGAGTCTGACAACGACAGGCAGTATGTAACGATATACGAGTCGTACCTTAAAAAGTATCGCTCTGATCTAAAGAAGTGTGTTTATTTAAAAGTGCTGCACAGCCGCACCACTATTCTTGATATTGAGATGGTAAGCGAGAAGCCGTTCCGATACTTTACACCATTCCCGTTGCCGCACCGCTTTTACGGTATGAGCCTTGCAGATGTTTTATGTGATATCCAGAAAACGCAATCTAGTTTAAAGCGTGGCGTGGTAGATCACACGTTTATGACCAACACCTCACGATTTGTTGCAAACCTGTCCTTGGTAAAAAATCCTAGAGACTTGCTAGACAATCGCGTCGGTGCAGTGATCGATGTGAATTCTCCGAATCCTGAATCTGTTGTACGGCCAATGCCCATGCCAAGTTTATCAAACGGCGTATTTCAAGCAATGGAAGCGTTAGAGGTTGAGAAGGAAGCGCGGAGTGGTATGAGCCGCATGGCTAGGGGTATGGACTCAACGGTTGTGAGTAAGCAGAACAGCTCTGACTTAATAACCCAGTTTATGAATGCCAGTAACCGTCGAATTATGGTTATGGCTAGAAATCTGGCAGAGAACTTCTTAAAGCCTTTGATGTTCGATCTTTACAAGCTTGCTTTAGAGAATGAGAAGCAGGAAAAGATGGTTCAGCTAGACGGCCAGTTTGTTCCTATCAACCCACAATTTTTAGGTGATCGCACAGAAATGTCGGTAGCTGTTGCACTGACACCAGAGGAGCAAGCGCAAGAAGCTCAGATGTTGTTGAGCCTAGATCAGCAATTCACGATGAACCCGCAAGACCCATCACTGGGAGGCATGTACGGCACTCAACAGCGCCACGCAATGCTCAGTAGAGCCTTTGAGCTGTTAAATATCAAGTCAGCGGATATGTATTTATTTAATCCTAGCAGTCCTGAGTTCCAACAGATGCAGCAACAGCAGCAGCAATCGCAGCAGGAAGAGGGATTAAAACAACAGCAGCAACTTGAGTTCAATGCGGATATTACATCAAGACAGGTAAGCGTAATGGAAGGGCAGCTTGAGCTAGATATTATGAAAGAGCAACACAAGATGGTCATGGACACTCAAAAGCAAGAGCATGTCGAGGAAGAGAAAGACAGTCGTTTATTGATGGATGTGGAGAAGCAAAACCACGACATGGAGATGAGCGAGAAAGAGCTGGCTTTGGAGAAGGTTCAAAACAGAAACGTTAGCATAGGATAAGCGATGACTATAAATCAGGAAGCACTTGAGGAGTTTGTCAAGAAAGCGAGTAGGGACAAGCACCAAAAGAAAAAAACGTGTAAGCAAGCGTTTGATGATTTCCAGAAATGGAAAGAAGGCAAGGTAGATAAAGATACCACTTTACCGAGGCCACCAACGAGACTGCGCTGAGTAGTCTCTTAACTAACCACATAAGTGGAGTTGACATGAACAATAACGACGATTTGAGTTTGGGCGAGAAGGCAGAACTAGCTGACTCAGCGGTACAGCTTTTAGAGAGTACAGCTTTTAATACTGCGTTTGATGAATTAAATGCCAGTTTAGTACAGCAAATACTTGCAACACCGCCGGATCAGGCAGAAGAGCGAGAAAGGCTATACATGATGTTCAAAGCGGGTCAGATGTTTGTTCAGCAGCTTGCTGGTCTGGTTAACAACTACAACTTGGCATTACCACAAGAAGTAGGTTAAAATAGGAGAAATTTGATGTCAGACGAGCAAACCGCACTGGACTCAACTGAAGTCGATAATAGTGACATTATCTCAAGACTTACGGCTGTACTGGAGTCAGAAGACCAAACCGAAGAGCCTAGCAACGAGGAAGAGGTAGCTGAAGAGGCTACTGACGAAGTAATTGAGGAGGATCAGGCACTTGAGCAAGAAGACGAGTTATCCGACGAGGTCGAAGAAGACCCAACCGACGAAGACGCGGAAGAAAGCAAAAAAGAACCTGAGTTAATAACCGAGGGTATGATCGAAGTGGACGGCGAGGCGCTGTCTGTTGAAGAGATTAAACTGGGCTATTTACGCCAAGGCGATTACACCAAGAAGACGCAAGCTGTTGCCGAACAGCGTAAAGC